TTGAAACTGTAATATCAGAGAATCTTTCTCCGTATTCACCTCTTGCAGATCCTTTTCTAAAGAATTTAGTACCCATTTTAAGGTATGCATCTTTAAGACCTACTGCTGAAGCGTTGTTTACAAGTTGAACAGTATAAAGATATGCTTCACCTAATGGAATAATATCATCCGCAGTGATGTATAGCTCTAGTCCGTTGTACTTGTCATAAGTTATGATGTCTCCATGACCAAATTCTCTTCTTGATAATTTGATCTTGAAGGTTGCTCCATCAACCCCTCTTACTACCCCAGTTGCATCAGAGGCATCTTGGATACCCATTGATACTGGAAGTTCTTGAGATACAGGTGTTTGCCACTTGTACTCTCCTCTTGCGTTGTCCACCATAATTGTGTTCTTACCACCGAAAGATGCCATTTGATATAAAGGCATTTCTACCTTTTGCGTCATTGCCCACAGATCCACTGGACCCATGTCCATTGGTTCTGCGTTACCTAGCATATTAGTTAAGTGATATGAATCAATATGAGAACTAGCAGAATAATTTGTGTCTCTTAAAAAGAGACCGTTGTTTAATACTGGTGTTGCCATTTCATTTTCATTTTTTAATTAATAATTGTTGTTGTTGTTAAAATCTTTTAAATATATTATTACCTCTAGGAAGTGTTCTTTTCTTTGTAGAAGTTGACTCTTTTGGTTCTATCCCTGTTGAAGATGCGTTTCTATCAGACTGAGCTGTTTTAAGTTTTCTTACTGTTTTTTCAACAGCTTTTGCTTCACCCTTTGTCATTATCTGTGACTTGTATCCATTTGGATCAGCAAGTAGCCATAATGCTTCTGATACTAGTGTGTAGTTAGGTTCAACAAATTGATACTTTTCTAATAGATGTCCTAATAAATTTGTGTTCTGTCCACTGATTGAAGGATATGCAGGATTAACTAATCCATTATATAACATGGATTGAGTTTTCTTATTAACTTTCATTTCTCCTAATGTTCCTTCTTTTAGTGTATTATACACATTAGACATATAGTTCTCAGATGCTTTTTGTTGTTGAGCTTGTTTCATTTCTTGTGCTTGTAACTTTCTAGCAACAACAGCTTCTGACATCTTATCTAATTTTGGTTTAAACTTACCTGCTTGTTTTTCAAGTTTACCTAAGTCTTTCCAAATTTCTATTTCTTCTTCAATGTCTTCTGCATTACCATATCCAGTTGCGGATAAATATTCTCTAATAATATGAGACTGACCTCTCTCAGTACTTATATCTAATTCTCTTGTTTCTTCTACTTGTGATAATGCAGAAAATAATCCTTTGAGATCTTGTCCACCATCTGCAACATATTTTGCAGCTGTTTGTAATTCTTTAGGTAAACTATCAAAAAACTGTTTAGGAGTTTCTCTTCTTACTTTATTACCTCTCTCATCCATATTAGCTTGGATAAGTTCTTTCCAGTCCTTAGCAGTATAGTCATCTAACTCTTTACCATCATCAAAAGGAACAATCTCATCATTCTCAATCATCTTCTTGAAAACATCAGACATTCCTTCAATTCTCTTTCTTCCTTTAGCAGTTGATTTTTCTTCTTCATCTTCTGCTAGTTCTAGTCCATCATTTAAGATGTCATCAATCTCATCTTTAGATACTGTTTCTTTTACCTCAGCACTTTCTTTAGCTACTATAGGTTCAGTATTTGTAGTTTCTACTTCCTTAGTTACAACTTCTTCAGTTTCTACTTCTTCTTTATCATCAATAAAGGATAGATCTACATTTTCTGGTCTAGAAAATAGACTTGGTTTTTTAGTTGTTTCTTCAGGTAAAGTAATAGAATCAGCACCAGGAGCTCCATTAAAGATCTCATCTAAGTTGACTTCTACATTTTGTTTTACCTCAGTTTGTTCCATATTTTTTTCTTCTGACATAGTTAATTGGTTTTAAATTATTGGTTATTACATATATAATATACTAAGATTTTCAGTATAAACCTTATAAATTTGATAGTTAGTTAGAGATTTCTTGCAGTATATAGCTATGATTACTTTTTCTTCTTCTTATCTTCCTTTTTATCTTTCTTTTTAGTATCATATTGGTTCTTATTCTCTCTTGCAATTTGAAGATTTGTATTAGCAACGTCCTTCTGAGCAGATAATCTTTCTCTTTCAATTTGTATTCTAGACTTATCATTTGAATCTTTTGTAACAGCTTGTTCTCTTTTGAAATTCATCTGTTCTCTATACTCATCTCTTTTACGAATATCTTGCATTGCATCTTGAAAATCATTTTGTTGATTTTCATTAATATCAACACCTGAACCATAACTTGCAGCTCTTATTTCAGCAACAGTAATATCTTTCTGAATTTCTTGATCTATTTTCTCTTTTTCAAATGCTCTTTGTTTATCAGCTTGTTCTGCTTGTGCTTGAATTTGCTCTTGTTGCATTTGCTGCTGTTGTTGCATTTGTGCTGCTTTTTCTTCTTCTTGTCTTGATTGAGAATCTTTTAGAATGTCTGTTACTTCAGCAATTGAGTCAGCCTTAATAACATTACCTAAATCATAAATAGTTGCACCAGTAGTATTATTAGTAAGTGCCATCTGTTTTAATTGTTCTAATGTAGCTCTATGATTTGTTTTTGTTGTACAAAATATATTAAAGTCCCTCATTAATAATTCTGTTCCATTTATTGTAAAGTTTACTTTTTCTGCTTCAGAAGACATGTATGATAATCTAAGAGAAGGTTTAGTAGAATTATAATATTGTGCAAGATCAGTTCTCATAGTATGCACTCTTGGCATTAGGTAATCAGAATGCTGTACAAAGTATTGCTCTGTTTGTGCATATGATTGCTGCATAGCTTGTGTTACACCTGTTGCAGTAGCATGTTGATCTACTGGAGCACCCATTCTTTGTGCATTAATTCCAATAGCATCAAAAGCTTGAGTCTTAAAATGATTTGCTAATTGTATTCTTGACATTAATCTATTAGTTTGTTCTAGATTTAATGTTTGATAATGGTTAAAGTTTGTAGCATTTTCTGTATTAGTAATAGATGTATCTAATGGCATCATACCAAAGTCTTTCATTGCAACATATGCTTTAGCAAGATTATTTTTACCCCAATCTTCACCCATTGAGTGACGTGGTAATGCATTTTGATCAAACATAATAACAGTACCTAGTTCATCTACTAGAATATCTGCTATCTGATTATTAACCATATTGTATCCTACTTGATATGGTTTCATAAGATCAACAAGAGAAGTTGATCTAGTATTTCTATCAGAGAATACTCTTCCTTCTACTGGTAGTTTACATCCGTATAATGAGTTATCACCTTTAAATTGATATTGTACTCTTCCTACTTTACGTTGATTTATACCTAGATAAAGTGGAGTTAGTTCATCAGAGGAATCATTTCTCCATGCTGTTGGAGAATTTGGACCAATCTTAACACCACCCCATACTTCATTAATCCATATCCAATCTATATGTTCTCCTTCAATAAGATTATCCTTTGTTTTTTCTTTAAATAGATTTGTATTATATATAGGTTTTTCAGTTACTTTATAATCTTCATCAATAATCTCCTGAATAATATCTCCTTCACTAGTAATTCTTGTTAAGTGTCCTATTTTTCTTTGTGTTTTCCAATATGTTGTAGTTACTCTAAGCATATTACCATCACCCCACGTATGTATATCATCACCTTCTCCAAGTATGAAATTAATAATATCACCACCACCTCCAGGATTTGATGCAGGGTTACTCATAAACTGTCTATATGATAATCCTGGCATTTCTGTATTCCAAGAATGAGATTTTTTTGCATCATAATAAGAACCATCATTTTGCATTCCTCCAACCATATATCTTGCATTTGTAGCAGGATGTATTTGATTCATTGAATATAACTGATCCTCACTCATAAGATAACCATACTTATCTATTACATCAGCAACAGTCATCATATCACATTTTCCAACAAAGTTAGAATCAGCTATATATCTTGAGTCAGGAGATTTCTGGTAGAATGTTAATGCAGGATTCCATAACTCTACTTCATAATCATCATCATTCATTTTAAAGTGCCAGAATTCTCTATCACAAATAAGCATATCACGGAAACCTCTTTCCTCTAACTCATTCATTCTAAACCTTTCTTCATCAACATTAAGTTGATGACTTGCCCATTCTTCTACTAGAGATCTATAATCCTTAGAAAAGAAGTCCTCAATCTCAGGTAATGACTTAAGATTTTCTGTAGATAGTTGTTCTTGTACTTCTTCTGATTCAGGATCAGCACCCTGAGAAATCATTTCCATCATTAACTTATTATATGCATCAGTCAATAAGTTCTCTTCAATCAATGCTCTTTTAGATTCAAGCATTTCATTATAAGATGTATCATCTACTGCTCTAAATTGCACTTTATGAAATCTTTTAGTAAATTCACCAGATAGTACATTAACAACATTAGGTATAATTGGATAGAATTTTAATTCTAATGCACCACTATCTTCTTCTGTAAGTACTTCAAGTAAATCTCTATACTCATTATTTTCTTCAACAATATAGTCAGTCTTATCAATTATACCTTTTGCAAGTTTATAATTTTTTAATACTTTACGTGCATTTTTATTTAAATAGTCTAGACCTTGTGTCTCAAGCCAATCCATATTCCACTGTGTCCAATTCTCATCTTTTTCTTTAGATGATACAAATTGAATTGGTTGCGTTAAAGAAGCATTAACAGCAGAGCCTTTTGCCTTGGCTCCCTTCTTAAGTTGCATTGCATTAAGTACCTTCATAGTATTCTGTTTCTATTATTTGTTTACAATCTTCCACATATACATAGTAAAAGTGTCCAATTGGATGTGTGCATGTTGTAATATATTCAAACATTATTTTAAATTTTTATATGCAGATCTATTCCTGCGTCCTCCAGTAGATTTTTTTCTTCCAATATTCCTAAATGCTCCTATACTTAATTTACTAAATTTATTGGAATTATCCAAAGGTTCTAGTGACTTATCCCTTTCTTTTCTTTTAATATAACCTCTATTTCCTTGTTGTATCTTAACAAATGCTACTAATGCAGCAAATGCAACTAGTCTATCCACATTCAGTCCTGGAAAATATTGAAGCATTTCTGTTAGTAACATTTTATCAGGAATTCTCTCAACACCATACTTAACACTCATTACTTCACCATCTTTATCTAGTTCTTCATCTACACCTTCTCTAATGAACTCAATTGCGTAAGAAATAAGATGACTCTTAAATAAATTACCTGTATTCTTCCATCCATATTCTTGAAATACATTATTATTTGAACCAAGATCTTTTAGAAATACTATCTGTTGTTTTGGAACTAAATATTTTTGTTTACGTTTAGCAATCATATGTTGAATAAATAATGAAATATTATTCTCAACTAATGTCCATGCATTATACCATTCTATAATTAATTCTAATTGTTCATGAGTTTTATTTATATCATCATATCTACCACACCATGATGCAACAATTTTGTCTCCTTCTATAAATGTTTCTAATCCTTCAGATGTTTCTTTAGTAACTTCTACGGCATTCTTATATACAAATATTGAGCATAATGAATCTGATGTAGTTGTCTTACCTTCTGAGACAGGGTCAATAGATGCATAATATGTACCAAAACCAGGGTCCTTAATTGGTCTTTCCCATACGACTAATACACCTGTTTTATCTTCTCTTTTTTTATTAACTGGAAATTCTGTTATAGGTAATTTTGTTGAGGTTGAAGCTTTAATACCATTCTCATCTCTCTCTAATTTAATAAATTCAAAAGAATATTCTTTTTCTTCTACCCGTCTAATCTGTCTAGTTAAAAAACTTTGTGGAAAAACTGATTCTTTTCTATATGCAAATGCTTCAGCAATGTTAACAGGTTTCTGTGAAATTCTTAATTGATATTGTTCTGCATCAAGACTACTTTTCCATGTTGAACGTTCTTCATGAATAGCAGTAAGAGCATTTTCTATATCTGAATTACCATAGTCATCTATAAAAGGTATCATTGACCATTGTTCAGGAATAAATAATCCTGCAATACCTATAGTACCTTTATCATCCATAAGATCAGTCTCTACACCAAGTATACCAGTTGCTTCAGGATTTAATATCATCTTCTTTAGTGGGTTGCACTGATCTAAATCCCCTACTGAACCAGCAGCAATAAACATTCCTGTTGTCATCATACCAGATGACATTGCAGGTCTAATATATTCATATGTAGTATCCATCTTTGAAGCAATACCTGCTTCTTCATGAAAGAAATAAGTACATGGTCCACCTACACCTGTTGTTGGATTTTTCTCAAAAGAACCACCCTGAATCTTAGAACGTAAACCTTTAAATGTTTTTCTATTATTTACTCTTACTTCAATCTTCTGTTCCCATAGTAAAACTTTTTCAGGACTACTAGGTCTATACCAAGCTGTGTGTTCATTAAGAAATGTTTTGTATTCTTCTAAAAACTTCCATGATCCTTTATCATTAATATAATCTTTTAATGATGCACCTATTTTACATATTGAACCTTCCTCAAACCAATATTGATTTATAAGTTTAGCCATATGAAAATATGAAGATGCTATCTGTCTTTTCTTAAGAATAGCAACATGCTTAAAATTTATCTCTGCCATTATTTCATATAGTGCCATATGATATTGTGCATCTCTAATTTTTGCAAAGCCATAATGCTTCTCCTCTTTATCAAAGATTGGTAAGAAGTTTAACCACATATAATAATCTCTAGTTATATACCATGTCTTACTTCCATTTTTATATATAATACCTTCTCTACATTTATTTTTTTGATCTTCCCAGTAAGTCATAAAGTCTTTTGACCTCATTGGTTTATCACAATAAAAACCTTGACTAGTAAAAAGTTTTGCTTCTTTATTAAATAAAAGGCTAGTTTCATCAAATGAATATTGACCTGGTTCTTTAAATATTGAATCAATAAATTCTCTAAATTCCTCTATTGTTTCATATTCTGTCTCTGACCAAATTCCATTATCATATGTTGGAATAGTTCTATACATTCACAATTATTGCTAATATATCATGTTGATCTATTAATAAATGTGTTTCTCCATCATGCATCATAGTTACTGGGTGAGCATTATCACTATATTGTACACAATCATCTTCCATAATACCTTTTACTCCATCCCCAACTGAAACAACATATGCTTTGAGTTGTTGAGATTGTTGATTATCTGGAATATAAATACCTGAATCACCATATGTTTCAGATGCTTTTACTTGTTTGATTAAGACTTTGTGTCCTATTGGAATTACTTTTTCTGCCATTTTTATTGGTTTTAATTATTATAATTGATCATATGCAAGTCCTTGTCCACCCCGGACAGAACTCTTTTGTTCTTCTTTCATATCATTGTATGCACCCTTAAAGGATAATCTTATTGCATCAAAGTTTTTAGCAGCACTAACAAGTGAGTTTATATTACCATCCCTACCATGTTCTATTTCTGTTACCTCCATGTATTTTGCTAGTTTATCTATCATAGACTTAATACCTTTATAAGCTCTAAAAGTTGGAGTCTCATATAACTGTGCACATTTGTCTAAAGCATACATTATTTTTGGACATTCTAATGATTCTTCCATATTAATCTCATCAAGAATCACCTCTTCCTTATCTACTTCAATAACATTAAAAAAAGGATTTATATCAGGATCAGGACAAGTCATATAAAATAAATACTGAAATACTTCAAGATATGTATCAGGATACTTATCAATGATTACTTTTAAGAACTTTAATGTATAGCAATGTTCTGTTGGTATTACCTTACCGTTTGATATATCAAATAGTTTTATTAACATACTGAGTTTTCTTTTAGCCACATTATTAATGATCTAACTTCATCTTTTAGATATGGTAGTTCATACATTTTTAATTCCTTTAGTATAGGTTCTTCATTAATATACCTAGTTATTGGATAATCATATTTATCTCTTCCTGTTTCTTCAAATTTAACATGCTGAATAATAAGTTTACCAGGTTTAAGTTTTGGATTATGTTTTAATATAATATACATGTATAAACTTAATTGTATATTATAATGACTTAAATGGCAATCATCCATATGAGATAAAGGTTTATACATCTTTGAAGTTACACCTTCCCAATTTGTAAATCCTTTTTCCTTTATTTCTTTATTGGTCTTATAATCTGTAATGTTTACTTTACCATTAACTATAGTAACAAGATCTGCTTGACCACATATGCATGCTGATTTTAGATAGGCAAAGTGTTCTGGATACATACCATCATCTAATTTTTGTTCTGGAGCTATTTTAGTACCACTCTTATCAACTATTGGTTTTATAATAGGTATCTCTACCCCTTCACGTTCTATTGTCTTACAATCAAGTATTCTCTGTTCAAGATCATTATGATACCAGTTACCTAATTCAATAGCACGCTCTCCTTCATTCTTCCAAATATCTCTAACTTCTTTTGGTTTAAGACCAAACCATTTTGAACGTTTATTTTTACAAGACTTTTTTGAAATAGCATCAGCATCAAACTTAGGTTTAAACTTACTAATAAAAGTAGTAACACTAGTCCAATTAATCTTATCTTTTTCTAGATTTTCATCTAGACTTTCATATATATGTCCATCCTCTTTAAATATTACAGCCATTATTTTTGTACATTAATGTTAGAATCATTATCAGCTACATTTTTTGGATTATTAAGTTTTCTTACTATCTCAGCTTCTTGTTCAGCACTTACATGAGCTTTCCATTTACCTTTTGGACATGATGCAGATAATGAACGCATCTTAAAAGCTAAACTACAACCACAATCAGCACAACAAGGATTTGTTCCTGGAACAGCACACTTACCACCAATAGTATCTAGAAGAGGACATGCTTTACATATTAACCATCTATGATCTGCAATATCTTCTATCCACGGTTGTTTAAACATATTATTTTTTATACCATCAACTATATGATCAATATTTTTAAATCCTTTAAGTAATTTATTTATTTTCATTCTTCCATTCTTTTTTATTGGTTATTTCTTTTTCAATTCTTACTACTGCATTTTCCATCTTATCTAGTTTATCTTTGAGAGGTAAATGATTCCCGTATCCTACATATGTTGTTTTTTCAATATTACCTAACATATCTTTATGTCTTTTGATTGCTCTATCTAATCTTCCTTTTCTTAATATGAATGTTCCAAGATTAGGTAATTGTATACGTGTATATTCTAAATTCTCTAGACTTGTTCTAACCTCGGCATAAAAGAATCTTACTAGTTCACCCACTAAATTCTCATGTACTCCACACTCTTCAGCAATTTCTTTAAAGAATTCCTTATATGATTTTGGATTTAAGTGTATTTTTTTATCCTCCAATCTCATTATCTGATCCAAGTATCTTAAAGTCTAGTAATATAGTACCATCCGTTTGTACCTTCATATTTGGATTTATAACAATATTTTTATTTTCCATAATTATTAGATTCTTCTTCTTTGCCTTTTGAATTGCATTTCTAACTGATTGTGGACTTTTAAATATTTTTAATTCAGAAATATATTTACAAAAACTAGTAACATCAATAGGTCCAACCTTAGCAAGTTCAAGAAGGCAGTCTAAATCTGAACTACTTAATTGTAATTCATTAAGAAAACAGAAGGTGATGATCTGATACTTAATCACACCATCCCTCTGCATCTTAATTCTTTTCTCTACTGTGTTTACGAGAGCCATGATGTAGGTATCTCATTACTATTTAATAATGTATATGTAAAGTTATTACTCCATACATCTCTAGCTTTTTTACATATCTTCATAAATAATCTAAAATCATCATTAGCTGCAATTACTTGACATCCTGCAGACCATCTATCAACCTGTGAAGACTTTTTACCAGCATACTTAGTAGCTCTATGTATATTGATACCAAATAAACCAGTATCAATAGTTGCTTTATTCATTTGATAAATATCATCTCTATTATCATCTCTATAAACACTTACAGGATTTTGTTGGCCTAATGCTTCATATCTACCCTGATGTTTTCTGATCTTATGAGACTTTGGATATTGACCAGGTACAAGTACTGCAACTCCTTTATCATTCATTACATTCTCTACCCAATGAGTTCCTGGATCTGTAGTGCAATCAAACTCATGGTATTGCCAGTTGTCTTGATCATCTTTATAAGATATTGTTATTAAATCATCAAACCTATTAGTTACTTTATCTGCAGTTTCAGAGTTCCTAATTCCAATTATATTAACATTATACTTACCTTCTTCAAAGAATCTATAATTCCTTGAGGTCATAGCCTTTTGAATTTGCTTTATACTATATCTAGGCATTTGTTTTTAACTTTCTTGGTGGTGCTGTATCCATGTTTGGATTCCAATCTTGTTGAGCTTGACTCTGTGGTGCTTGATTTTGAGCTTGAGCCATATTTGCATCAGCAACTGCTTGTTGTTGTGCCTCTTGCTTCTGAGTAGCCATAGTTTGAGCAATAAACTGTTGTGCTTGTAGTCTTTCAGCACGTAGTTTTTCAATGTCTCTTAAAAGTTCTTCATATTCTTTCTGAACCTTTAAGTGTTTGATATTATCTTTATACCAAACTGTAATTTCAGCTTTTTTAGCTTCCATTTCTTTTTCAGATAATTCTTGTCCATTTTCTGTTGGAGCAGGACTCTCCGTAGCTTTTTTTGCCATGTTTAAATAGTTTAATTATTAGTTATTATACTACAAAGATACAAAAAAAGTTTAAATAAATACCAAAAGTTTAAAAGAATTTATTATCCTCCACTATTATGTCCTGAATTTTCTTCATTTCTATAAATGTCAGGTATTCCTTCATATTCTTCAGTAATAATTTGGTCCATATAGTGACCACATTTACATTTTGCCTCTTTAGTAATAAGTTTACCATCTCTCAATACCATTGATCTTTTATATAGTGTTTTGGTTTCACCACATTCTTTACATTTGTATTCTGCCATTGGTTTAAAGTTTATCTTCTTCTTGGTTAGTTGTATCTTTATTAATAAATAAATTAATTATGTCTCTCACCTTTGCACATTTCTCATATTCTTCCTCTTCAACAAAGTAATCCATCATATTCTGAAGACTATACATATTTCTTTCTGTATCTAATGGTGATTCAGGATCATGTGCTAATATTACCCCTTCTGTTTCTTTTAAGACAAACTTTAATGTTGTTTTGCCAATTATTATGTCAAAGGAAGTTCTGAATGCTTTGTCAAGAAGTATATACTCAGCTTGTAGTTTTTCTGATTCATTTAATCCATCAAAGTCATCCATTGGGTTTAGTTTTGACATATTCTAATGTTTTTGGTTGCAAAGTTATAAAGAAATATATATAACTTCCTAATTATTTATTATTTATTTTTTTATAAGAGAAGTAAAATCATAGTTTAACCAAAAAGGTTTTAATGCAGTAGGATCAGCATTAAATGGATGCTTAGGTGTATCAAAGTATTTACTGAATATATTTCTATTATCCCATTTATAATCTCCCATTATTCTTTCTAGATCTAATTTTTCTGCTTTCTTAAGTTCTGCATTTAACCTTTTTATAATATCATCATTACCTGACTTCATTGTTGGTCCATTCCATTTGGGTTTATCAATATCAAAATCTAATCCAAATGACCCATCACCTGGTTTTACATGTGTATAGGTTGGAGGAACATTATCTAGTATGTCATTATAATTATCTAGTTGAAAATTTATCACATTATCAATTTTTAATAAATCATTTGGTACTGGTTTTCCTGGATTATTAATCTTAAATTGTTTAATTTCTTCAGTAATCTTTATTTTACCTTGTTGTAATTTAGTTACTTTGTTTGTAAGATAGTCTTGTCTAGCAAGATATTCTGTATCATTTTTTAAAAGTTTTTCCTGTACTTTAGGTGCATTATTATCTATCCAAGTCTTAGTTCCTGGATTATATGTATGAGTTGTTGATTGACCAGCATTATTCCATAACCCAAATCTTTTAGCACCAACACGTTCTACAGCATCCTTAATAGGATTAAGAAGATACTTCTTAGTACCTCTTACTAAAGGTGCAGCAGAAAATGGTATTATTCCAAATGTTGCATATAAAGCTGCATCAGTATATTTTCCTTCATTAAATTTAGTTCCAGCATGAATAAAATCTGGAATAGGATTAACAATAGCTGCAGCATCTAATACTGCATCTTTCTCTTCCTTACCTGGTTCATAACCAAATTGCTCCATCCAAAAATCTTTTTCTTTTCTTAATCCTTTTGCATCTATAAATTTTCCTACTTTAGATTTTTCAAAATCATTCCAACCAGTTTGAGCTTTAGGTAATGAACCACCATATTTTTTCTTATCTGATTTTCTAACTCCATTTAAAATATAGTTTCTTAATACTTTGTATTCGCTACCTT